CCCTCCCGCTGTCTTATGGATGTGGCAACGGGTTCAAGCCGGGTGTCGGACGTTCAAATACGGGAGACAACCCGCCAACGGAAATTTTGTTCGTTCAAGGCGGTACGGACAATATAGACCCGTCAAAATACGGTTCTTCCGAGCTTCTTCTTCCCAAGAACCAAACACTCGCTTATGACGGCGAACATTTTGAAGATGAAGACGGCTTCATAGCCAAGAACGCCCGCCGTTATGTCGTTGATGAAGCAGGGCTTTCAATACGCCGTGATGACAAACAACTGTCATCACTCGCCGAAGATAGTCTTGACTGTTCTGAGATTTACCCGAAACGTGTCGGTACGGTCAACACGGTTGTAGTTATTGATGAGAAAAACAACTTTTATGACATTGTTGACACGTCAATCCCATCTTCACTGAATTATGAAGAATGCTTGATAGAGGGGGAAACTATGACCGTTGTTTTTCAGACGGGTATGCTTGCCGGACGGGAGTTTGAGGTTAAATATTACCATAATGCCGTTAAAGGAAAGGCGGCACGCCGTTTTGAGATTGTTCCCGCAGACATAGACGGGCAAACTATGCCAAATACCACATTCGCCCCTAAATCGGGCGATAAGTATGCCGTATTCAAATGTATGCTTCCCACGGCTTACATTTGTGATAATGCCACGAAAACAGGCGCATCATGGGATATGTTCCGGGCGGCTGTAAAATGCTTGTTTGATAATGAAGACCTGAAATTCACATTCACGGGGGAACTTGACGGGATATGGTCGAAAAAAGATTGGGTAAACATCGGGGGGCGCATCAAACTCGGAGGATATATCCGTTTCTCTGACGAACAGTTTCAGAAAGATGGCGTTCTCGTGCGTATAACGGGTATAAAAGATTATATCAACAAACCACATAGCCCCGTGATTGAACTTTCAAACACAACGGTAAGCGGCAGTGTTTCATCAACATTGAATGACCTGAAAAGTGAGGAAGTCATCGTTGATGACCTACACCGTGACGCTATTCAATTCACAAAAAGACGGTTCAGGGACGCAAAGGAAACAATCAGCATGTTGGAAGAAGCATTGCTCGACAATTTCACGAACTCAATCAACCCGATTGCCGTTCAAACGATGTCAATGCTTGTAGGCGATGAAAGTCTTCAATTCCGTTTTGTGAACTCAAAGACAACCCCCGTCCCGGTTACGCACAGAATTGTCTATGACAATGAGACGAAACAACTGACAGCGGCAGCGGGTATCATACAACACATGACCCTCGGTATCAATACGGTTAGTGCATCGCACAAGGTTTCGGAATATAAATTTTGGGATATGACAGCCTACACAAGCGCATTGCTTGATGACGGTAAGAAGAAGTATTATTTGTATGCAAAAGTCTCAAAGACGGCACAAACAGGTGTTTTCACCCTGTCTGAAAATGCAATCAAATTAGAGGGTGTTTCAGGCTTCTATCATCTTCTTGTCGGTGTCCTGAACTCTGAATATAATGAAGAACGGAGTTTTGTCACTCTGTACGGTTTTACAGAAATCCTTCCGGGACGTATCACGACAGACAAGATTGTTTCCACAGACGGGAACACTTATTTTGATTTATTGAAAGGTATCATATCCGGGCAAATAAAGTTCAAATCAGGTTCATCGGGCTTATATGAACTTGATGAATGGGAAGCCGTGAACGGTTTGATAACTCAGGCTCAGAACACCGCCAACGCCGCCGTAGAGAGCGCAAAGAACGCCAATACCGCCGTTGGAAATTTAAACGACTATGTGGACGGTGCGTTCGCTGACGGCATTATTACGGAAGCGGAAGCGAAAGCGATTGAGAAGTACATCAACACAGTGAACAACACGAAAGCCGCCGTGGAAGCTGCGTATAACAAACTGTACACAAACGCCTATCTTACGGGAACGGCAAAAACCGGGCTTCTGAATGCCAAGGTTACGCTTATGGGCAGTATTGAGAACCTTATCAGCGCAATCAATTCCGCTATCGCCGATGGTAAAACCACCGTAACCGAAAAAAACAATGTTGACAGTAAATACGCCACTTTCAACAGTGCGTATGCAGACTTTAATACAGCCGTAGAAGCCGCCAATAAAGCTATTCAAGACACGCTGAAAGGGTATTCAGATTCGGTTCTAAACACCGCCAACGCCGCCGTAGAGAGCGCAAAGAACGCCATTGCACAGGATTTGGGTTACGCGAATTTCGCTGATTTGGCAGAGAAAGCCGCCGCGAATGAAACCATTATTGTAGGAGGCAAAATCAACACAACATTGATTAACGCAGAACTTATAGTTACGGCGGCTTTGCTTGCCAAATTGGTTAAAGTGACCGAACTTATTGCAGAAAATTTGACTGTTACCGGAAATTCAAAAATAGCCGGGTTCAGCGTCAGTGGAAACGGGCTTACCAACACCCCGTTTAACAATGATGCGTATGTGATATTCCGTAATGACGCACATAAATGTTTTGCGGGTATCGGAGGAAACGTGCTGCCGACATCATCAGGGTTGAGAGCCGTAGCAAGATTTGAGAATGAAGACACGTCCGATTGGTGGGGTTTGGGACGGAATGTCGCAATGTTGCTTTCTGCCAAAAACGGAACGTATAACCATGCTTTTTTAGGCGATGGCAACGGTACTCTGAACGGATGGATAGACGGCTACAAGTACAGCAAGCTTACGCTTTCTTCCGCTAATACAATTTATAACGGTTATTCCAATCTTAAAGACAATAACCGATGGGTAATTTATAGCAGCGTGGATAATTCAGGAATAACTCTGCCAAAACTCTCAGAGGTCAGAGAGGCACTTGGAATAGGCACAAGCACAAAGTTTTGTGTGGTATTTACCGTTATCTCAGACCTTGATTCAAAGGATTTCGATATATACGGAAGAAATAGCAAGAAGAGTAGTGATGGAACTTACCCATGGAATACGTCTGAATACCCCAATTTGGTACATTGGGACAACGACCACTGGGACAGCGTGGCAATGGGAGCAGGTGACAGCCTTACGGTGTTGCTTATATATGATTCAAGTAAAGGAGGAAGCAAAGGCGGTTATCCCCTGACCTATACAGCGAGAATAATCAATAGACAGAATTAAAATAGATTATAATTAAACAACTTTAAAAGTGAGTATATTGTAATCAGTTTGTATATATTTGCAAATAAAACTCAAAGACTTATGGAATATTTACCAGCTATTATCAGCGCAATAGGCACAATCATCGCCGCATGGTTTGCTTATAATCAGTACACGAAAAACAAGCTCACGGACTTAAAAATTGAGAAGTTCAGAAAGGATGAAGAAATCAAAAGCATTCGCCGAGCCGATAATTCTTCTATCGTTTACGGGGAATTATGGAACATTCTTCACGAACTTGACGCTGACAGAGTTTATATTGTTCAGCCCCACCCGTTGGGCAATGAAAGTCTGTTATCAATCTATTATGAAGTAAAGCGTAAAGGTGTTGAGCCAATGAAGCCACATGTACAAAATCTTCGTATCGCAGACGTGGCTAAATTCAGTTCTGATATGGTTAAAAACCTGTTTATGTATATCACGGATATAGACACACAGGTTCAAGACAAATACGCAAAATCAATTCTATCAAGTTACGGATGCGAGGCGGCTGTGGTAAAGCGTTTAAATGATAACAAGCATGATTGGGTCGGTTCAATTTTCTGTGAGTTTACACGCCCGATTCATGTATCAGAAGATGAAGCGAGAGAGATTATGCACCGATGTGCGATGAATATTCAATACCTATTACCAGAATATAAATAAGAACGAGTATGAAAATTCTAATTGACAACGGTCACGGGGTTGACACGGCGGGCAAGCGTTCCCCTGACGGCTCTTTGAGAGAGTACAAATACGCAAGAGAAATAGCCGAAAAAGTTGTATCAGAGTTGAAGAAACGAGGCTTTGACGCTGAACGTATCGTCACAGAAGAAAACGACATCAGCCTATCCGAACGGTGTCGGCGTGTAAATTCCATTTGTGACAGAGTAGGAACGAAGAACGTCATTTTCGTTTCTATTCATTGTAATGCAGCGGGAAACGGTTCTCAATGGATGAACGCACGTGGATGGGAAGCGTGGACTTCTGTCGGTCAGACAGCCGCCGATAAAATGGCAGACTGTCTGTATAAGGCGGCAGAGGAAACAGACTTCAAAATTAGAAAGGACACAACGGACGGAGACCCCGACAAGGAGGGGCATTTGTATATCTTGAAACACACGAAATGCCCCGCCGTTCTGACTGAGAACCTTTTTCAAGACAATAAAGAAGACGTGGCGTTTCTTCTGTCAGAAGCTGGAAAAGAAACGATTGTCTGTCTTCATGTCAAAGGTATTATCAACTACTTAAAGACAATCTGAAAAATGAAACATCTTCCCTTGCTCTTATTATTGACATTCATTATAGGCGGCTGTGCTTCAAGCCGCCGCCTTTCTGAAAGCGTTCATCAACAAGACAGCATTGGTATTAGGGTTGAAACCCGTATTGAATATGTACCCGATACTGTCTTTATTGAAATACCGGCACAAACGTCAGAACGTGAAACAGCCGATAGTACATCGCATCTTGAAAACGATTACGCAACGTCTGACGCACGGATAAACCCTGACGGAACTTTATACCATAATTTGAAGACTAAGCCGCAGAAAAAACCCGTAGAGTTTGAAAAGCCCGTTGAACGCAAAGACAGCGTTATTTATAAGACAAAGACCGTAACAAAAACGAAAATCGAAAAAGTTCCCCGTGACCTTACTTGGTGGCAGAAAACACAGATTTACGGCTTTTGGGTCATTCTTTTCATTCTTGTGATTATTTACAGGAAAAAGATTTTATCCCTTGTAAAATGGCTTATCTGATTATCTTATAAAGAAATAAAATCGGAAATTATATCGGAATTTGGCAATTATCTGTATCTTTGAACCGACATATTTGAAAAGTATAGCGTTTGCTATTGTTTTGAGGTCAAGAAAATCGCCAATTTTTATGCAGCCTTAAAAGCAATGGTAGATGCCCACGTCATATCCGTGGGCATTTCCCTTGTTAGGCTGCTGGTGTTTGGCGATACCTCTTGACCAATAAAGGAATGCCCACGTTTTTTTGTGTGTATCTGTGAACAACGGCAACCACTATAAGAAGAACCGTTAAATAACAGATATATGGATTTCAAAGATTCAATAAAACAAATCTCAGAACGAATCGAGACCCTCAAAGCCAATCTTCCGACAGAAGAAGCGACAAAGACGGCTTTGATTATGCCTTTTATAAACGCATTGGGGTATGATGTCTTCAACCCTTTGGAGGTGTTGCCTGAAATGTGTTGTGACATCGGCACAAAGAAAGGCGAAAAAATTGATTACGCCATAATGAAAGACGGCGAGCCGATTATACTTATTGAGTGCAAGCATTGGGAACAAGACCTAAACCTGCATGACAATCAACTGTTACGTTACTTCAATGTCTCAAAGGCAAAATTCGGCGTATTGACAAACGGCATAACATACAGGTTTTACACAGACCTTTCAGAACCAAACATTATGGATGAAAAGCCGTTCTTGGAAATCAATATGCTTGACCTGAAAGACACGCAAATCGAAGAATTGAAGAAATTCCATAAATCGTATTTTGATGTTGATATGATTCTGAGTTCAGCAAGCGAACTTAAATACATGGGGGAATTAAGAACCGTCATCGGGAAAGAGTTCACGAATCCGTCCACTGATTTTGTGCGTTTCTTCGGGAAACAAGTGTACGAGGGGGTATTTACACCGAAAGTGCTTGAACAGTTCACGACACTTGTAAAGCGGACAATTAACAACTATGTTAGCGATATAATATCAGACAGGCTGAAAGCTGCCATAAAAGATGAAGAACAGCCCACAGAACAAGGCATGCCAACGGTTCAACAACCGACAGAAGAACAGCCAGATAACGGGATTGTTACCACAGAGGAAGAACTGGAAGCATTCTATATCGTGAAATCACTTCTGAGAAACATTTTCCCGGCTGAACGGATAACTTATAAAGACACACGTTCTTATTTCGGTGTTTCCATAGACAATAATGTGCGAAAGACTGTCTGCCGCTTTTATTTTGACCCTCCTACAAGAAAAAGACTTGCGGTCATTGACGAAAACAAAAGTGAAAAGATGTACAAGTTAAATTCAATCAATGATATTTATAACTATGCCGATACTCTGATTGAGGCGGCAAAAAAATATTCATTATGAGGATTATTATTTTATTAATCATATCTATGGGGCTGTTCCTTTCTTGTGGAAATGGCAAGAAACTACCCAATGTAGGAGATAAGGTTTATGTGGTTCAAGAATGTCTTTCTGCTGTCAGTGAAGATGATTTTGCAGAATTGAACAAGGTGTGCAATAGAAAAGACGAAAGCAGGTTGGAAGAAATGATATTATCAGAAAAGGTTTTTATACTAAATCCAACAAATGAGTGTAAATTGATTGAGGCTAAATTTGGCAAATATAAAATTCGAGTAAAAGTTGATTGGGATAAAGAAATAGACTTGTGGGTTGCTTCTGAATTTATCAAATAAATATACATGCACATGAGAATAACATCAAGAAGTCAGCTAACACCGAATGGCGTTTTCTGTGCCCCGATGATTCCGGCAATGATAATTTACACCGATAAAAGATTTGGGCGGCACATACAGAAAATTCGATGAAAATAACTTTCAGATGGCAAGGCAGGGTGTTCACGGTTACGGACACCCTGTTTTCGTGAAGTCATCTTCTTCCTTGCAGAGATAACGGGCGACTTTATGACACACATCATCGGGAATAAACTAACCTTGATTAATGATTTTGCGGAGAGCAACAAAATCCGTATCTTTGATACCTGAGAACAACACAAAAAAAATGTGCTTTTACAAATTTGTTGCTACTTTGTTGCTCTCACTCACGCACCGAACGGCTAAAATTCTAAAAACCAATAGATTATATCAAATAAAGAACATTTTGCATCGGCAAGTAGGTAGTGATTACCAACGATTAGCATATATCACCAATGATTATTAAGGCGTTCATTTTGAGCGCCTTTCTTTTTAGCCTTATAAGCGATGGTTATCGTTTATAGGGCTTTTTCAGCTCATTTTTGTACCGTATTTGTTGCTCGCTTGTCAAAGACCAAAAATTCAGTGGAAAGGTAGTAGAGAAACTATACGCCATTTTACACGGTTTTACGGGAATTTACAGTAATAACGGAGAAATAAAGATGAATTGAAATGAGCAGTAACCTGAAAATTAAGCGAATTTGCGCTTGGTGCGGTAAAGAGTTTATCGCCCAAAAAACAACAACAGCATGTTGTTCCAAACAATGCGCCAACGCTCTTTATAAAAAGAAGAAGCGTGACGAAGCAATCAAAGCTAACAATCAATTCGTGGAGAAGAAGATTGATGAAAAGCCTATTGAAAGAATCAAAGACAAGCCATTTCTCACAATTACCGAGACTGCAATCTATCTCGGAGTAACCCGACCTACCGTTTACGGATACATTAAACGAGGTGAATTAAAGGTTACTCGATTGGGCTTCAAATACCTTTTGAAGAAAGAGGATATTGATGAGTTATTCAATAATCCAACAGAGTTCCATACTCCAACAAAAGAGAAAACCCCTATCACCGACTTCTACACCACAGCCGAAGTCAAGGAAAAGTATCATGTAAACGAATCATGGATATTCTTGGTAGCCAAGAAAAACAACATTCCCCGGACTTTCAATCGTGGCAAGACCTACTGGAGCAAGAAGCACGTGGATGCTTACTTCGCTAAGAAAGCCCCGGATCCCGACATTACAGAATGGTATAGCACACAAGAAATACAGAAAAAATTCGGCATGACCTTATCCGCTATCTACACATTTGTTTCCAAGAACGCCATCCCAAAGAAGAAAGAGGGTATCATGGTGTACTATTCCAAGAAGCATGTCGATATAGCCAAAGGTGTGGCAGCACCCGAAGAACCGCAATATTATACGGTAGCCGAAGCAATGGAGAAATTCAATCTTACCCGTGACCAACTCTATCATTATGCGAAATATCATAATATCCCAAAGGTCAAGAAGGGCAAATACACACTTATCTCTAAACCCGAACTGGATAAATTGCTTGAAGCTCCAAAGATAGAATAAGTTATTTATCGGTGAATGTTGCCACCATTGAATCACCTCATTCCTTTGCACCAAACAAATGTAAAACTCTAAATATTAAACAGTATGACACACACGTGTACAAAAGTAACAGTTCGTCAGAGAGCGATTCGGAACAATCGCATCTCCTTGTATCTGGATTATTATCCGGCAGTCCGTAACCCTGAGACCATGCAGATGAGCCGTCGGGAATATCTCGGCATCTACATCTATGCCCACCCCAAAAACGAAATGGAACGGGAGTTCAACAATGATATGCTGAACAAGGCAGAAGCTATCCGTTGTATCAGAGTGCAATCGCTCATCAATGAAGAGTTCGGTTTCTTGGATAAGACCAAGCAGAAAGCCGACTTCCTCGCCTACTTCAAAAAGATGTGCCGAAGTAAAGACCAGAAATGGTTGTTTGTCTATCAGCATTTCTACAACTTCGTCAAAGGGCAATGTACCTTTGGCGAGGTAAATGTGGACTTGTGTAAGAAGTTCAGAGAGTACCTGTTGAACGCCAAGCAACTTAAACACAGCAACCGCCCTATATCCCTCAATTCGGCATCCGGCTACTACTCCACTTTCAGAGGATTGTTGAAGATTGCCTATCGGGACAAATGGCTTCGAGAAAACATCAATGACTACCTTGACAAGATTGAACCACAAGATGTGAAGAAAGAATACCTGACACTGGACGAAGTGAAGAAACTTGCCGCCACTCCTTGCGACATCCCCGTTCTGAAAGCAGCTTCTCTATTCGCTTGTATGACAGGTTTACGCATCAGCGATATTCTCAATCTTCAATGGGAAGATTTTGCCATTGCTCCCGACCAAGGCTATTGCTTGCGTATCAGAACTCAGAAAACCCAAACGGAAGCGACACTCCCCATCAGTTACGAAGCCTACGAACTATGTGGTACGCCCGGCACAGGCAAAGTATTCAAGGGCTTGAAACGGAGCATGATTAACTATCCGCTGAAGAACTGGCTCAAAAAGGCAGGAATAACGAAGCCGATAACCTTCCACGGATTTCGTCACTCCTACGCAGTTATCCAAATATCCTTAGGCACAGATATTTACACTGTCTCAAAGATGCTAACCCACAAGAACGTTTCCACTACTCAAATCTACGCAGATTTGGTCAATGTAAAGAAACGAGAGACAGCCAATAAGATTTCACTGAAATAAATTACGGCTATGAAACGAGGAATCATAACAAACAACGGACATGGCATCCATATTTCTGATGGAGAAGTATGGATGACCGTTTGGGAGATTGCCGACTTGTTCTATACAACAGTTGGATCAATCAATTCCCGTTTAAAAGCAATATTGAAAGCCAATGTCTTAAAGAAGTATGACATCTGCCAATGTATAAAGTTGGAAAATGGGAATAGTGCCGATGTGTATAATCTCAACATGATTATAGCCCTATCCTATCAAATAGACACTGGACATTCTGCTTCATTCAGAAAATGGCTTATCAGTAAAGTTGCTTCCAAACAAAAGGGCATATCTCTCTTTATTCCTATAAGCGCAGCTAACATATATAATTGCTAATACCTTTGCTAAAAGTCCAACTTGGTTTTATTCTACGTTGGACTTTTCTTTTCTATTTTGGCACAGTTGACCTAGAATAATGCTACCTTTTGGTGACAAATGCTGCCACTTTCAGGGAAATGTATTTATACATCTTGCTAATGAGATATATTTGCACACAAACGATTAGCATATATTATTATGAAGCAGAAAAAAATAGAACATATTACTTTGAATCTGATTGTTTTCGGGACAATCGCTATCATTGGTGTTTTAGCCCGTCAGACCGTACTACACTATGGTTGGGATGAGTTCAGCAGCTACCTCATTTTTGTGGTATGCTCCATTGTCATGGGTGCAATCTATCTCAATCTGCAAATGGTATTCAGACAACTCCTTTCACCAACAATAGAGAAGTGCTTTATGAGATTTGAGTGTTACCGCAATAAGGCTGTGGTGGTTGAAACTTCAATAGTACACTCGGAACTTGCCGAAAGTACTATAAATTCAGACCCCGTCATTTCTAAACCGGATCCCGAAATTGAAATCGAAACTACATCTGACACAGAAGAAGTTTCTATTCTTTCATGTCCTGAACTTAACGAAGACGTGGCTGAACTTCCAAAAGAAGACGCCACACCTTCTAGCATCAATAATATATCTATCGAATCCAATCAGCCAACAGAATATGAGGTGTTCCGAGCCAACGCTATGGCAGAGAAAGAGCGAGCATCACAAGAAAAGTTAGATAAGGTTCTCACATATACGAAACAGAACTTGGTTCTCTATCTTAGCGAAACTGACCTCAATCGCCTATGTGGATATATTACGGAATACTATTTCTCTGATTCTCTACCCAAAGTTGAACAGATAAAGGTTGATGCTCAATTAAAAACCATTGACATCATGCACTTTGGCTGGAACATCGGCAAGGCATTCGGTAAACCACGCCTACAGACTGCCACATTTATAAAAAGAGTATTTGCTCATATCCTCCGTGATTCGGAAATATCCACCATTGAGCGCAAAATGTCGCACACGGAATCTGAGTGCAAGATTAAACTGGATAGAAAGATTGCATGAATATAACCCTATATAAATACTATTTGATAAAAGTAAAGTCTATATTTTGTTCTATTATCATCAGAATAATGCCTATTAAAATTCCTACTACAATCTCTGATATCAAGCATTTTCGAGAATCATCAGAGGAAGATTCTTGCTTTGCAATTTTTGCTATATTTTTAGCTATCACGACTTTCGGAATATAGAATCTAACAGGAGTCCAAAGAGAAAAAACAATCAATAGAATGCCTATAAATAGGAACAAGGTAGAATCAAATTGCCATATCCTTATATTATTATAAATCATATATATTGCCAACGTAGATATAGCAACTCCAGTAATCCTTATGCAATGAATAAGCAAAAGGACTATTAAAGAGAATATCGCTAGTATATATTCACCACATACTGCTAAAATAGCTGATGTCGAATTTGCAGAAGCCGATTCTATTTCTGCACTACACGATGTTAAAAAGAGTAAGAGTGAAAATACCAATAAATATTTAATATTCCCTATTTTATAAATGATATTATCCATAATGGCAAACTTTGTTTATTTGCAAAAATACAGAAAAACTACCAATTAGAATGTTACATCCTAATATTTATCATTGTATTCCACATTTTTCATCTAAAAACTCTTCTTTCTAAGCTACAACTATCATAATTGACACCAGTAATCACTGATTATCTGTTTATTATCAATAAATTATCACTACCAATCACCATCAAAAAGTTATTCATCAGTTATATTTTGGTGAATGATTCCACCATTGAAACACCTGTTTCCTTTGCCGTCGAACAATTAAAAACGAGCGACGTATGCAAAAAGAAACAGTAACATTTGATAAGCTGCCCGAAGCGGTAGGTTATCTAACCGAACAGGTCATTGAGTTAAAAAGGATGGTGTCGGAACTTCAACCACCAGCATCAGACAAACATGTGTTGATTGAAATTGAGGATGCTTGCCGTATCATCAGAAAAGCCAAGCCTACCATTTATACCTTGGTACGCAAAGGGCTACTTCCTGCCTATAAGAAAGGTAAGAAGCTCTACTTCTACGAGGACGAACTTCTGGCTTGGATTGAGAACGGGCGTAGAAAGACTTCCGAGCAAACATACGAGGAGATGCTGGCAAATATGCAAAGCGGTGTCCGTCATAAGCCCAAATCATCCGTGAAACTTTAATGATTGTGACTATGGATACATCTTCTATTAATCCGGCATCCATCATTGATGAAGCGGTTGATTTAAGTATGCGACTGACGGGTACTGATTTTCCTGTCAGCATATTCCCGTCAAAAATCCAACGCATTATCAATGAGGTTCACGAATGCCATAACTACCCGACTGACTACATTGCCGCAGCTATCCTTACGGCAATAGCAGTCGGCATTGGCAACACTCATCTTGCTCAAATCAAGCAAGGCTGGATAGAGAGTCCTATCCTGTATATGGCATTGATTGGAAGACCGGGAGCGAATAAAAGCCATCCGCTCAGTTTTGCAATGAAACCGTTTCTTGATTACGACTATCAACAGAATCAAGTCTTTGAAAAAGCACTTGCAAAGTATGATGAACTGATGAGTATGAGCCGCAAAGAACGCACAGAAAGCGGTGAAGAGCAATTTCCACAGGAACCTGTCCGTAAACGCTTCTTGATTTCGGATGTAACACCTGAGGGATTAAGTCTGATTCATGCACAAAATAAACGTGGTTTGTGCTTATGGGCTGATGAATTGTCCGCTTGGTTCAAGAACTTCAACCGTTACAACAACGGTTCAGAAGAACAGTTCTGGTTGTCGGTGTTCAGTGCCAAGACCACTATATCCGACCGCAAGAATGCCAAGAGTTCCATCTTCATCAAGCGACCGTATATCTCTGTCATCGGTACTATCCAAAAAAAGATTCTCAGTGAACTGGCTAAAGGCGAACGCTCCAGTAATGGATTCATCGACCGCATTCTGTTTGTAATGCCCAATCTGCAACAGAAAGCACGTTGGAATGACAAGGAACTGCCGGAGAATATCGAACAAGAATGGAATGCCATTATTGATAAGCTGATACAACAAGAGTACGCTCTCAATGAATTTGGAGAGATAGAACCGCATATTCTTTTTTTCACGGAGGAAGCCAAAAAACGGCTTTATGAATGGCAGCACCACTTCTCAGAGTTGTGTGACCGAGAGACAAACGACACCATTGTGAGTATCTATTGTAAGTTGGAAATATACATCATCCGCTTCTGCTTGATTATCCAATTAGCCCGATGGACTTGCGGAGAGTGTGATAAAACCTATATCGACCTGTTGACGGTGGAACGAGCCATTAAACTGACGGAGTATTTCAAGGAATCCGCATTGAGCGTTCAAAACATACTCAATGAAAATGCACTCAACAGCCAACAACAGGCGATAGTCAATCTGCTTCCTCCAGCCTTTACAACTGCCCAAGCTATACAGATAGCCGAGCAGAACGGAATGAAGGAGCGCACGTTTCAACGCTTTCTCAATGACAATATCGGGATATTGTTCCGAAAAGAGAAACATGGAGAATATTCAAAGATTAACCCGTGACATTTTTGTCGGTTTTGACACTTTCCTAACGAGAAATGACAATAACGACAAAAGTGACACACCTAAAAAGAAACATACAATGAGTACACATAGATTCATATTAGAACCCTACAAAGGTATCAGCACTCGGCATACTTGCCCGAACTGTCACCGTCAAAGATGCTTTTCCAAGTACATTGATACAGAGAAGCAAATCCAATTCCCAAAGTATGTAGGACGTTGTGACCATGAGCAGAAATGCGGTTATCACTTCACGCCTCGTGATTACTTTGAGCAGAATCCGTCAGAAAAAGATAAGCTCGCAGAGAATAGTTTCAGAAACTATGCACCTATAAAAGAGATACAACCAATAGCCACATCCTACATAGATTTGGATATAGTCAACCAATCATTGCGTGGCTATCCTACGAACAAGTTGTTTCAATTTCTATCGGCTCAGTTCGGAGAAACAGAAACATTAAAACTCATGAAGAAATACAAGGTTGGTACATCCAAATATTGGGACGGTGCAACCGTATTCTGGCAGACGGACAATCAGAATAAAGTCCGCACGGGTAAGATAATGCTTTACAATTCCGAAACTGGCAAGCGGATAAAAGAGCCATACAATCATGTCACATGGGTACACTCCGTACTGCACAAAGGCGATTATAATCTGAAGCAATGTTTCTTCGGAGAGCATCTGCTTTCTGAAGACAAAAGCCGTCCTGTTGCACTGGTCGAAAGCGAGAAAACGGCACTCGTTGCCTCCTACTATCTACCGCAATTCCTATGGATAGCATCCGGTGGAAAGAACGGTTGCTTCAATGCCAACAGCCTATCCGTTCTGGCTGGAAGAACCGTTGTATTATTTCCCGATTTGGGAGCGACAGACTATTGGCAGAGCAAAATCGGTTTGATGAAAAGATATGGAATTGAAGTGCAGATGTTCGATTATCTGGAAGCCCATGCCAACGAAAAAGAGCGAAAAGAGGGATACGACGTAGCCGATTATCTGCTCAAAGTGAAGCCCGACGAAGCCATCCTTCAGCAGATGATTAAGAGAAATCCTGTCTTAAAAACACTGATAGAGACATTCGGTTTGAAGCTCGTCAGCGTACAACAAGGCACTCCACGACCGAAGGTTTCACCACCTAAGAAACGAGGATTCAGACTTTGGACTTAGGGAGAGAAATCGAGACTTTTTTACTGTAGCAAGTTAATGTCGGTGTATTACATTTCCCGACCACTTGCTCCTCAAAAAGTCAGAGGAGGCAGCTCCCGATGGTCACAAATTATTCACTAAAAACAATTCACATGGAAAAGAAATATACAATAACACTCCGGCTGTCATATCAGCAACACGCATGGCTTGGTGCGCTTTGCAGACGGAGTAAGCAAACCCAAAGCGAAGTCATCCGTTCGCTCATCGAGAACGGTTCAGTTCGTGAACGAATCACGCAAGAGCATATTCACATCATCCGGCAACTGATTGGTGAAAGTACCAATCTCAATCAGTTGGCAAGACAAGCGAACACCTACGGTTTCTTTGCTGTTGCGGACAGATGCGAAGAAATGGCTCAGCACATTAATCAACTTATAAAACAGCTGAAAGATGATAGGTAAACAGACTAAAGGGACATCGTTCGGTGGATGCGTCCGCTATGTCCTCAAAGAGGAAAAATCCAAACTATTGGAAGCGGTCGGAATAGAAGGGACACCCGAACAGATGGCAGAGCAATTTGAGCTACAAGCCTTACTCAACGACAAGGTAAAGAATATTGTCGGACACACTTCGCTCAACTTCTCACCGGAAGACAGTGCAAGATTAAAGTCCGATGATGCTTTGATGCTGAGCATAGCACACGACTATATGAAACTGATGGGTATTGAAAACACGCAATACATCATTGCCCGGCATATCGACCGTGAGCATCCGCATTGTCATATCGTTTTCAACCGAGTGGATAATAACGGCAAGACGATTAGCGACAAGAACGATTTCCGTAGGAATGAGAAAGTCTGCAAAATGCTGACCGCCAAATATCGCTTGCACTTTGCCAATGGTAAAGACCATATCAAAGAGGAACGCTTGCGCCCCTACGACAAGGCAAAGCACGAGATATACAAGGCATTGAAAGAAGAACTGCCCAAAGCTTATAGTTGGGAAGACTTGAAAGATGCGCTTGCCGACCGTGACATTGATATGAAATTCAAGGTCAGCCGGACTACACGAGAAATACAAGGTGTCAAATTTGAACATAACGGCTTTTCTTTTTCCGGTTCAAAAGTAGGTCGAGAGTTCAGCTACTTGAATATCGACAACCGACTGGAAGAGAATGCTTGTGCATCCTTGTTGGAGTCAGCCAAACAGAAACTCAGAGAACAGAAAGAAGAGGTACAGCCAAGCGTTTCCCATTCCGATGATGGCTTTGGCATCAGTCTCGGTTTGCTAAACGGGAACTCGTCCTACGATGCCACTGCCGCAGAAGAAGCAGAGTTCAATCGCCTGATGAAAAAGAAAAAGACTAAGCGCAAGCGAGGCTTTCATTTATAATCCATTATTATTAACATCTTAAATTCAATTATTTATGGTACAAAAAGATTTAATTCTTGATTTCAATCTCTACTTGTGTGAGAAATTTGGCTACAGAGAAAGCTGTAGCGTGATGCCACATGCCAACGGCTTTTGTATGGACATTCGGGAACGTGACTTAGACTGCTATATCCGCTTCTGGGAGTATAGCTGTGGAAGAGGCAACTTCCCCGACTGGTCTATCATCATTGTGCGTAGTAACTTCAAGGAGAACCAAGAAGAAAACCTGAAAGACTTGGCTCGGTTCTTCAAGGAGTACATGCCACGCTACGGTTACAAATACCTCTGCACCGAAGATGATGACTACAAGTATTATCAGACACTTGGCTTAAAGTGTATCATGGACGGTTTTTGTCCCAATTATGCATTAGCACTAAAGGATTTGAATGTCTGAGACATGGTTTTAGAGTTAAGGAGGGGATTTTTCCTCTCCTTTTCTTTTTCGATGTGCCCTAATGAGCTGATTCCTCTATTATGAATGTTGGCAATAAAAGTGTTATTACTACATTTCTCATAATATATGCAATGATTGAGAGCGAAGAAATTACTGTATCAGGTTACTTCGCTCTACATATTACATCATTTCCCCAACGACTTAAAGACCTTCGCAATACAACGCTTTTTCTGTTCCATATTGGGATGAACATATAAGTCTAAAGTGGTCGAAATATTGGAATGTCCTAACAATACACTAACGGTCTTGTAATCACAGCCAGCTTCTATACAACGAGTGGCAAAGCTATGGCGCAGGCCATGATATTTCAATTTGGGAATACCTAATTTCGCCATTAATTTGCCGTAATAATTACGGTAAGTACGAGGCTCGGTTGGATATTCATCATTAGTCAAAACATAGAAATCTTCATTAACGACCTTCTTCAGTGGTTTTACCATTGCAAGAAGGTCCTTTGTCATAGGAATTTTCCGACATGAGTTTTGTGTCTTGGGAGTGTTGATAACCAGCTCGGTATATTTCTCCGTCCCATTAATAATGTAAATCCGTTCAATTGTACGATTGACTGTTATCGTTCCCTCTGAAACATTGATGTCACTCCACTTCAAAGCGCAGACTTCCCCTATACGAAGTCCGGTACAAAGACTGATGTAGATACCCAGTCCAGCAAAGGAAAAATGACTTTGAATATGATTGAGTATTTTCTTGTGATTAGCAACCGATAGTACTTCCAATTCTTTGGTTGTTGAAGAAGACGGATATTTGATGTCCCACTCTTGATAATCCATCCATTCATTTTTTACGCCGAATTTCATAACCATTTTCAGTACAATCAAAATGTCTTTTACGGATTTCACATTCAGTCCATTCTCTATTTTCTGCAAAACAAATTCTTGCACAGCCTGTTCATGGAGTGTATCGCTTTCTCCAAAATTTGGAAGAATATGATTTTCCAAGATAAGCACATAAGCAGCCATTGTGGACTGCTTCACATAAGGTTGCTTGTACTCTTTCCATGCAACCGAGATTTCTCTAATTGTTTTCTGTCCCATAATCGTATATTAATATGTTGTACATATAATTAGAGAATAATAAATCCCAGATGTTCCCCCTTTGAGATTTCCAGAGTTTAGTGGGGAGTGGAAATGTACGACTATCGGAAATATCGGAGATATAAAAAATGGACCTTTTGGAAGCGTACTACATGCTGAAGATTATGTCGAAAATGGAATACCAATAGTAACAACCGAGCATTTCAAAACGGGTTTAATGCCCTCTGACAAATTCGGAATACCACAAGTGTCTAACGAGGATTATATACGCTTAAAAGGATACAGACTTGAAACTAACGACATTGTGTTTTCTCGTGTCGGGTCAGTTGATATAAATGCCCATGTTGGTATTGAGCAAAATGGATGGTTATTCTCGGGTAGAGTTTTGAGAGTCCGCCCGAAGTATGATATTGATTCTCTGTTTCTACATTATGCGTTATCTACTGAAGCTGTCAAGCGAGATATTCGTAACCGTGCTGTGGGGCAAACTATGCCCTCAATAAATACACCGATACTTTCATCGACAACAATACAACTTCCAAAGGATCTTTTTGAACAAAAGAAAGTTGCCCATTTCCTCAGACTACTAGATGAACGCATAATAACTCAAAACAAAATCATTGAGAAACTGCAGTCCTTAATCAAAGGAATTGCACAGCATTGCATTAAAGAATCAACAAGTGGAAACACATATGTAAAACTTGGTGATATTTGTCAAATTACAACAGG